GGGACGATGCGGGCATCACTACCGTCCGAGTGTTAAAGTGTAGATTCACGGGCTTAACCGGCGTTGCGGGCTACCTGGAATGGAACGCGAAAACCGGGCGCTTGCAAGACTGCGAGTCGCCCGACTTTGCAACTGGGAAAGACTACTAATATGGCGTACAAGGATAATGAAAAGAAGCGGGCGTACGAGAGGATGTACTACGCCGCAAACCCGGAAAAGAAGCGGGCGTACAGTAGAGAGCACCGCGCCGCGAACCTGGAGTTATATATGTGGAGAAAAGCTAAGCATCGAGCCGAGGCCAAAAACGTCCCGTTCAGCATAACAAAGAACGACATCGTGATCCCATCCACCTGCCCGGTTTTAGGCACTAAGCTCGAACGCGGCTGCGGCAAACCAGGCCCCAACTCGCCGTCGCTCGACCGGATCGTCCCCGCCCGCGGGTATGTGCCAGGAAATGTAGTCGTTGTCTCCGCCCGTGCCAACACCATAAAGAACGACGCGACACCCGACGAGCTTGCCCTCGTAACAGCCTTTTATCAGCAGATTTGGAATACGTCAATGGAACCCAAGCCATGATCGAACTCGCCCGCAGCGCCCCAACACTCGACGAGCAACACGATATCTGCCGCGACGCGCTCGAGGCCTTACTGGCCGCGCTGCGGGACAACGGGCTACGCTCTGGGGTCGTTGACCTTAGCGCGTATCTGCTCGAAGATGACTAACGTGTGAGTTAAGGCCGCTGCGCAGCAGTCGGGCCTTGAACGACGGGTTAGGCGTCACCCGCGACGACGCCGCACACAAAGGAAACGCAATGTTTGGAATGCTCGAATCTCTGGCAAAAGCTGCTACCGCCGTGGTAACGGTGCCTGTTGCCGTTGTTGCCGATGTGGTGACGCTGGGCGGCGCACTGACGGACAAGGACAAGCCCTACACCGCCGACGCCGTGGGCGACATGGTGGACAACCTGAAGGACGCCGCGCGCCCCAATGGTGGCAAGTGACGCCTAACGACAGGCGCCAATCAATGGAACAATCAATGAGGCAATCAATGAGTGAATTAAGCCAAGTCGATCCCAGCATATACTTCATGAAGAGTGCGATGTTCACCGAGCGCGATGAGGAGTCTGTAAACGACGAACAGTACGCCGCGGGTAAAGCGGCCCTCCGCGATACCCTCGACGCCGCACGTGACCACGGGCGCATCCCCGGCCTCGTGGAAGTTCGCGTGTACCCGCTGAAAGACTACTAGCCCGCGGCGGCCCACGTCCGAACCCAACTCCAAGGAGCCAACGTGTCCACTCTAGCTTTCGACATTGAGACCGACGGTCTCCTTCACGACCTAACCCGCACGTGGGTACTGTGTATCGGCGACTGCGACACCAAACAGGTCGTTCGCTACACCGACGAAGCCCCAGGCTACGAGCCGATCCGGGCCGGCGTAGAGCGCCTCCTGGCCGCGGACAAGATCGTGGCTCACAACGGACTCGCGTTTGACTTGGATGCTTTGCACAAGTGCGGTCTGCTGGATGACGCCGGGCTTGACGCGTTGTTGGGCAAGACGGTAGACACCTTGGTGCTTGGGCGCTTGGCGAACCCGGAGCGTCCGGGCGGCCACTCGCTCGAGAGCTACGGCGTCGAGCTTGGGGTGTCCAAAGGGTCGCACGAAGACTGGACGCAGTACAGCGAGGAGATGGCTGCGTATTGCGAGACTGACATCCGAGTCACGATGGCCCTGTATGATCGTCTCCGATCGGTACACGAGACTTGGGGCCGATCCTCGGAGATCGAGCACCGGACGTTTCGTTTGATTGCCTTGCAAATGCGGAACGGCTTCACGCTCGACGTACCAGCCGCGGTGCAGATCGGGGCCGAGATATACGATGAGCGCAACGCGGCCATCGCGGAGCTTCAGCAAGTCTTCCCCCCGATCTACGTGGGCACAGGGGAGTTCACGCCCAAGAAGGACAACCTTGCTCGCGGGTACGTGGCCGGCTACCCGTTTAACAAGGTCGAGCTTCAGGAGTTCAACCCAGGTAGCGAGCACCAAGTCGCCCGACGCCTTGAACGCAAGTACGGCTGGAAAGCACCGTTGACAGAAAAGGGCAACCCAAACATAACCGAGGCCGTCCTCAAAAAACTCGACTTCCCGGAGGTTCACACGCTGCTGAAGTTCATTCGGCTGGACAAAGTCTACTCGCAGGTAGCCGCGCCCCCGAAGAAGAACGGAACCGGCGGTGGCTGGCTGCATCACGCCGGGGTTGACAACCGCGTACGGGGCTACGTGAACAGCAACGGGGCCGTCACCGGGCGCATGACGCACAGCCGGCCAAACTCCGCCAACATCGACAAAGAGAAGCGGCTGCGGGCGTTGTGGATACCAAAAGCCGGCTGGGTCTTGGTTGGCTGCGACGCCGAGGGTCTGGAGCTTCGGCTGCTCGGGCACTACCTGGCCCCGCTGGACGGCGGCGCGTTCATCGACGCGGTGCTGAACGGCGACAAGACCAAGGGGACGGACGCTCACTCCAAGAACCGCGCGGCAGCCGACCTGCACAGCCGGGACGGCGCGAAGACCGAAATCTATGGTCTGATCTACGGCGCCGGCGACCCAAGGCTGGGCGCGATATGGGTGGCCGACTGGCAGGCAAGCGGGAAGCCAAAAGAGGAGTGGCCCAAGTGGGCATTCTTCGGCGCAAAGTTGAAGCCGCTGAAAGCCATCGGGGCCGAAGTTCGTCGCCGACTGGAGATCGGAATCACCGGCTTCGGAAGCCTGACCGCCGCGGTTACGAAGAAGGTCAAGCTGACCAAGAAGCTCAAGGGCCTCGACGGTCGCGTGCTCCGGGCGCGCTCCGAGCACGCGGCGCTTAACACGCTGCTGCAAAGCGGCGGGGCCATTGCCATGAAGATGGCGCTGATTTTGTTTCATGAAAAAGCCACGGCGGAAGCCGGACTGCTCCACGGGCGAGACTTCGGCTATTGCGCCAACGTACACGACGAAGTGCAGATCGAGTGCCGACCGGATATTGCGGAGTGGATCGGCACCACGTTTTCAACTTGCATCACCGACGCAGGCCGGCAGCTTGGAGTCCGCTGTCGATTGGATGGAGACTTCTCCATCGGAAAGAACTGGAGCGAAACCCACTGAGGACGATATGGAATACATTGTGATTGTGTTTTACCTTACGACTCGCGGAGCCATTGCCGCAGACGCGTTTCCCCTGGGAAACAACTTGGCAAAGTGCCATAACGGCCAAGGCCAACTCGAAGCGTTGCAGCAAGTGGTTGAGCGGCACCACCTGACTCCCGAGCGATTCCTCGGGGTCGTGTGTACATCGGCGGCCAAGGCATGAGGGCGTTGATCGACGGCGACGAGGCGTTGTTCAAAGCCTGCGTGATTCGGCAAGAGGCCGTGGATTGGGATAGCGGGTCAAGCGAGACTCGCTTGCCCACCTACGACGAAGCCCTGGATACTTTTGAGTCCCTGATCGAGTCTTGGACGCGGGACGCGGGGTGCGACACGTACCTGCTATGCCTTTCCCCCACAGATCGCAAACTGTTCAGGCGGGGCGTATCCCCCACCTACAAGACCGACCGGTCACCAAAGCCCGTACACTTCTGGGAACTCCTGACCCATGCGCAATCGGAGCACGAGTGTCGCACCATCCCCGGCCTGGAAGCCGACGACGTGATGGGCGTGATGTCTGGCGAAGGCCGCGTGATCGTGTCGAGCGACAAGGACATGCTGACGGTGCCTGGGCGCTACTGGAGTCCACTGAAAGGATCCGGCGGAATCGTGTCCCCGGCCCGAGCTGACTACCAGTGGATGCTTCAGACGCTCACCGGTGACTCCGCGGATGGGTACCCAGGATGTCCAGGAATCGGCAAGAAAAAAGCTGAGGACGCGCTGATCGGTAGGTGGCCGCAATGGGGCGTAGTGGAAGATCTCTTTGTCGCGCAATACGCGAAAAGACAACTGGGCGACCGCCAAGCCGCGATAGCGGCAATGGAGGAACAGGCCAAGCTCGCACGCATTGTGCGCCCAGGGGACTATGACAACGGCCAGAAAACCATCCACTACCGGATCGGCGACAAGCGGGTTCGGATTAAAACGGATCATGCACAGTGACTACTCAACATATCGGATTAAACGAGTACATCGCCCGCGTTAAAGCGCGCCACCCCGGCGACGCCGAGACAGAACGCGGCGGCGTCAAACTCGACGCCGGCAAGCCCCAGATGGCTCTTGTGCCCCCCGAGGCGCTGGAGGAAATCGCCGCCGTGCTGACGTTCGGTGCTGCGAAGTACGACCCCGACAACTGGCGCAAAGGCATGTCTTACCGGCGCGTCCTGTCCGCCGCGTTACGACATTGCTCCGCTTGGATGCGCGGGGAAAACAACGACCCAGAGACCGGCCTGTCACACCTCGCGCACGCCGCCTGCTCTTTGATGTTCCTAATCACCTACGAAAAGACCCATACCGGGACTGACGACCGCTACCAGCAAGTTAGGCCGCGATTGCCACGAAGCGACTATGCAAATACCGAGACTACTTGACCTTTTTTGCTGTGCCGGCGGCGCTGGCATGGGCTACGCGAAGGCAGGCTTTGAGATTACCGGAGTGGACGTAGTGCGGCACGCCAACAACCCGTACCCGGTAATAGAGGCCGACGCGCTGGCGCTTGACCCCGCATGGATAGCCGAAAACTTTGACGCGGTACATGCCTCGCCGCCGTGTCAAGGCTACACCACCATGCGACACGCGCCCGGCGCGAAGGGCGCGCCACGGCTGATAAAGCAAACGCGGGAACTACTGCAAGCGACCGGCCTTCCGTGGGTGCTTGAGAACGTGGAAGCGGCGGCAGACGACATGCAAAACCCGGTGTTGCTGTGCGGCACGATGTTTGGCCTCGGGGCGCAGGGCCACGACTTGCACCGGCACCGGCTGTTTGAAACCAGCTTCCGGGTTGCGCAGCTTCCGTGCCGCCATACAGAGCGCCCGGTGATCGGGGTGTACGGCGGGCACGCCAGAAACCGCAGCAGCAAGCACGGAGGGCGCGGGACAAAAGACACATGGGACGGCGGGCACAAAACCGCCGCCTCTGAGGCGCTCGGAATTGACTGGATGAACCTTGCGGAGTTGAGCGAGGCGATACCGCCAGCCTATACCGAGTATTTGGGGCGGCAGCTACGGGCAGCGATCAGCTGCACATAACGGAGATAAAAATGGAATGCAATTGCAGCATGCGAACAAGACTGGTTGGGGGTGGGTGCTCGGTGTGCAACCCAACCCAGGCGCTGGAGTACGCGAAAGACACCATCGAAGATACCGACGACGCGATGCGCTGGCGCTGGCTGGTGCGGAATGCAAGCCTTGGCTTTGACGGCGCTCCATCTTGGGATGCCGTGATCCGCCTGCCGGTATTTGACAGCGCAGACCAGACCATCACGGCGCTAGTGGACTCTGCGCGAAAGGGTGTTGGTGATGCCTAACTAGAGTTAGGCAGCACTGCAAACGGAGCAAGAAGATGGAACGAACAGCATACAAGGCCATGATGTTTGCCTGCGAAGCGCACAAGGCGCAGCGCCGCAAATACACCGGCAACCCGTACACCGACCACTTGGCCGAAGTGGCCGGGATCGTGGCGAGCGTGGCGACGCCAGAACAGGCCGACTTGATGGTATCGGTGGCGTGGCTTCACGACTGCATCGAAGACCAAGGCATCACGTTGGAGTCTCTGCGCGACGAGTTCGGTGAGTGGGTTTCCAGCGGCGTTTGGTTCCTAAGCGACACGGAGAAGGGCAACAGAGCTGAGCGCAAAGCGTTGAGCCGCGCCCGCCTTGGCGCTGCGCCGTACTGGGTGCAGACCATCAAGTGCGCGGACATCATCAGCAACACGAGCAGCATCGTGATGCACGACCCGGCGTTTGCGCGGGTGTACCTTGAGGAAAAGCGGCTGCTTTTGGAGCGCCTGACCGAGGCCGACCCGCGACTGCTGGCTCTTGCGCGGATGTAGGCGAGTGAGGCTGTTTGTGCTGCCTAACTGGCAATCGAGGCCCCGGCCTAAACCTACTACGAAAAACTAAATGCCAATACTTACGACCGCTATCGCCTTCTTCGCGCGTAACTGGCGCCCAACCATGCTGCTCTTGCTCGCCGTCACCATTGCAGGGTCGCTGTACGGGTTGGGCGTGAGCCAGGGGAAAGCGTCCGTGCAAGCCAAATGGGACGCCGAGAAAGTTGAAGCCGAGCGCCTGGCCCGGCAGACACAAAACCGACAGGCCGAGATAGTCGCCGCCACTGAGGCGGAGGCGTCGGCCACTATTGCAAAGGAGAAACTCCGCCATGACCGCCTCATTGCCGCCGCTAGGGCCGAAGCCAGGGCTTCTGCTCTTGATCGCCTGCGCCTTAGCGCTGAGCTTGTCCGCCTGTACAACGACGCAGCCGCCCCCGAGTCTGCCACCGCTGCCGCCGAGCCTGGCGACGGCACCGGAACGCCCGGCCCCACTTGTGCCGACATCGCCGAGCGGGCGGTCGAAAACGCCGCCATTGCCAACCGAAACGCCGACCAAGTAGAGCGCCTGCAGCGATTCTACAACGAGCAGCGCGAAACGCTAACTCGTTGATTTATAACAAAAATTTAATAATTTGCCACACGATAGAGAGACCCTATGAAGTTTGGGAAAGACATTCCAACCCCGGCCCAGATCCGAGCGCTGAGCGCTCAGTTGTCCGAGGGCCTCGACGACGAACTCCGCAACGCGGTGGAGCGTGGGGACTACGCCCGCGCTCAGTGGTTTGTCGGCTATCACCGATGCCTCCAAGACATGAAGGACAAAGCCGATGCAATGGAGGACGAAGCCCGCGAGGCCGGTTCCAGGCCCGCATGAAGTCGAGCTTCACTCTTTGCTGGCCCGCAGCAACTACCCCCACCGCAGCGCTTGGACGCCCGAGGCTCTCGCCGAATGCGTCGCGCTGATTGGGGAGTCGGGCGGGCCAGCGGCAGCCGCATGGTTTTTTCCTGCCGACAACGTGCTCGAAATGCACGTAGCCTCGTTACCGGAAGTCCGCGGCAAGTGGGTCAGCCTAAAATGTCTGCGGGCGCTGTACGCGCTCGTAGACGACACCAAAACTGCCATCGTGGCCCGCACCACCGACCCCGCCCATGCGGGCTTTCTGGCCCGCCTTGGGTTCCGGCCCGCATCGAACCACACGTACATCCTGGAGTAGTCATGGGCTTACCTTTCTTGCGCCCGCCAAAAGTGCCAGCGCCGACCGCCCCGCCTCCTCCGCAACAGCCGGACTTGAAGGGCGCAGTGGTCAAAGAAGACACCTTGGCCGTTTCGCAGCGCCTGCGGAAACGAGCATCCCGCTCGCAGTTTCGCTTCCTCGGCGCGGACTCAGCCAGCAACAGCGGCGGCCCGGCGTCCAGTAACGGAGTAAGCCTCAAGTGAAGCTATCCGAACGCTACCTGGAACTTGCCCCGGATCGGGACGCTTTCCTGCGCCGTGCTCGGGCGTTCGCCGCCCTCACGGTGCCGTCTGTAACGCCGCCCGAAGGGCATACAAAGGAACTAATTCTACCGCAGCCATATCAATCCCTGGGCGCCCGAGGGGCCAAGAACCTGGCAGCCAAGCTGCTGCTGTCGTTCCTGCCTCCGGGCGGATCCGGGTTCCGCCTAACCGTCCCCCCCCGTCTTCTGGTCGAATCCGGCGAGCTTTCGCCGCCCCCGGACATCAAAAGAGGCCTGGCGCTCACCGAGACCCTCATCAACGAGAAGATCGGCGTTTTGCGCTGGCGGCGCCCGACGTTCGTGTCGCTTCTGCATCTAATTGTCGCCGGCAATATCGCCGAGTACATCCAGCCGGACGGGCGGATCAAGCAATTCAGGCTCGACCAATACGTCGTTCAACGCGACTGGGACAACACGCTACTCGAAGTGGTCGCGTGCGAGCAACTGTCGCGCCGAAACCTGCCGGCTGAATACCAAGGTATTGTGCCTGAATCCAAAGACGGCTCGGAGACCTGCCGGCTCTACACCCGCTTCGTCAAGGACAATGACGGGTACAGGTTCCAGCAAGACATCGACGACAGCACCGTAAAGCCGGAAGCCCGATACAACGGCCTGCTCCCGATCAACGCGCTTGGGTGGGACTTCGTACCCGGCGAGCACTATAGCCGATCCCACGTCGAAGACCTGTACGCCGACCTTGTGTCATACGACGAATTCTCGAAGAACATGAACGAGGGCGGCGCCCTGGCCGCGCGGCACCTGACGTTTGTGCGGCCCAACGCCGCGGGGGGCAATCTGCGCAAGCGGATCGCCGAAGCCCGCAGCGGAGACGTGCTGTCTGGTAACCCGGACGACGTGGCGACCCATCAGTTCGAGAACACCAATGGCCTACAGGTCGTCGCTTCGCAGATTGAGCGCCTCGAGCGCTCGTTGTCGGCGTCGTTCCTGCTGACTTCCAACCTGCGCCGCGACGCAGAGCGCGTTACAGCATACGAACTGCGGATGCTGGTTCAGGAGCTTGAGGCCGCCCTCGGCGGCACCTACGCCCTGCTGGCGGACGAATACCATGCCTGGCGCATCCAGAAGCTGCGATTGCAGATGGAGTCGCGCAAGGAGCTTCCCCCGCTGAACGACTCGGTAAGCCTGTCTATCACGACTGGCCTCGAGGCGCTAGGCAAGGATGAGACAGTCAACCGCGTCCGGTCTGGTCTGGATCTTGTCGCTGCCGCCGGGCAGTTCGCCGAAGACGTTTCGCGCCGCGTCAAGTGGAGCAACGTCATCGGAGAAGGCTTCAACGCGCTCGGGTTCGCCGATGCAGTAAAGTCAGAAGACGAAGTTAACCAGGAGCTTGAGGCCCAGCGTCAAGCTGAGATTGAAGCTCAGATCGTTTCGGCAGCCGCCGGGCCACTCGCAACGGCGGCTGCGCAACCGCAAGGACAATGACACAATCCGCAAATCCCCCGGCTGCACCGCAGCCCGGCACGCCTGAGTACAACGCGGCTATGGTCGCCGCGCTCGAATCGAACAACGCTGTCTCGACCGCGCCCGACCCCGTTCCCCGAGAGGAGTCCCAGCCGACTAAGCGCCCCGACGACGTTCCCGAGAAGTTCTGGGACGCCGAAAAGGGCGCCGTAAATGTTCAAGCCTTGCTGAAGTCCTACACTGAAGCCGAGCAGAAGCTGAGCGGCGGCAAGCCCGCCGAACAGCCGCCCGAAGCAAAAGAGCAGCCGAAGGCGGGCCTGACGGTGCCGGACGAAGCACAGCTTCAAAACTATGCGGCAGAGGTCATCGACAGCGGCTCGCTTTCAGACGCCTCACGCGACAGTCTGAAGAAAGCCGGCTTCACAGACGCCTTGATCGACCAACTGACTGCCGGCGTCTCGGCGCAGCGCCAGCTTCTCGAGGCAAAGCTGCACACGGCAGCCGGCAGCAAGGAAAACTTTAATCGCCTCGTTGCATGGGGCAAGGAGAACCTACCCCCGCACGAGCGCTCGCTGATCGACGACCAACTGAACGGCTCCGGCTACTCTGCGGCCCTTGACCTGCTAAAGCTGCGCTACGAAAAGGCCACGGGGTTCGACCCAACGCCTATCAGTGGCGGCGCTCCGAGCGCCGTCTCCGGCGCCTTCGCCTCGCAGGCCGAGATGATGGCCGCGATCAGCGATCCGAAGTACCGTGCCGACCCGGCGTACCGCGCCGTCGTCGCGCGGCGCATCGCCCAGTCGTCGTTCTGAACGTGTTCGGCTCCAACCCGCAGCCGTTATCCGCGGGTACCAATTCGTTTTAAGCTGACGCTTAGCTAGCGTCGGCCCATGCAAAGCCACAACAGCACCCGGCCAAGCCACGGCTTGATAACCGGCCCTCGCCGCTGTACGGCAAAGCACAATTACCCCTCCTGTAACCCCGCCCACCGTGCGTACCAGCGCGGCTTCGGGCATTGAAAGTAAAGGAAAGCTGCAATGGCTTTCGGTGACAACAGCACGCCGGCACGTCTAGGCCTCGGCCAAACCGCTGACGACCGTAGTCTGTTTCTCAAAGTATTTGGCGGCGAGGTGCTAACGTCCTTCACTGCCGCCACCATCATGAAGGGCCGCGCCCGTGAGCGCACCATCGCTTCGGGCAAGAGCGCTCAGTTCCCGCTGATGGGCACCGCGATTGCGGAGTACGCCACTCCTGGGCAAGAACTGCTCGGCAACACCTTCGCGTCCCACGAGCGTGAGATCACGATTGACGGGATGCTGGTCTCGCATTACAGCGTGCCGGACATCGACGCCGCCATGGCGCACTTTGACACCCGCGGCCCGATTGCGGAGGACATGGGCCGAGCGCTGGCTCGCGTGTACGACCAGAACGCGATGCGTCAGATCATCCTGTCCGCCCGCACCGCTGCTGCTGGGGCGTTCCCGGCGGGCAACGTCATCACGAGTGCGGGTCTCCTCGGCTCCGGCGCCATCGTTGGCCTAAACTGGATCAACGCAATTCGAGACGCAAAGATCCAACTGTTCAACAAGAACGTGCCCGAGAACGCGGAATTCAACATGGTCGTTAACGCGGCTGTGTTTGACGCGATCAAGTGGTCTGTGAACGCCGGCAATCAGTACGTCCTCATCAACCAGTTCCACGCGGGTCAAAGCGGCTCGCTTCAGAATCAGGACATGCTGAAGGTCGAGGGCGTTAACATCTATCGCTCTTCGCTGCTGCCCAACGCCAACGACACGGCAAACACCGCCGTGTTCTCGAAGTACCGCGCGAACTACTCGACCACGACCGGCATTCTCTTCACGCCGGACGCAATCGGTACCGTGCAGTTGCTGGGTGTGGCTATCGAAAGCACTCGAGATACTCGCCGTCTGGAAGACTTCATGGTCGCCCGTATGGCAGTAGGCCACGGCACGCTCCGTCCGGAGTGCTCCGTCGAGTTCAAGACCGCCTAACCGGCAAACCCTAAGGGAGGCCCTCATTATCGGGGGGCCTCCCTTTTTTTCGTCCTTTTCCCAATGCTGACCAAGCTTCAAGCAATCAACGAAATTCTCACGTCCGTCGGGGAAACCCCGGCGCTGACGCTCGTTACCGGCGCTGCCGACACGACGGCAGCCGAGACGGTGCTCGACGCAGAGACCCGGAAGGTACTGGCAAAAGGATGGCACTTTAACACCGATGAGGACTTCGAGATTGTCCCTGACGTGAATGGCCGCCTCGCAGTCCCAGCCGATGCCCTGGCAATCGACAACACTGCGGAGACCGGAGGCCAATACGACCTTGTGGATCGCGCCGGGTTCCTCTACGACAAGACGACTCACAGCAACGTCATCGGCAAGGCGGTCAAATGCCGCATCGTGCGCGACGTGGCGTTCACCGACATTCCCTTTCACATCCAGCGGATCATCGTAGCCCAGGCCACCCGGAAGTACCAGCAATCCTACATCGGTTCGGCGGCCCTGGACACCGCAGCCACCAATGAACTCGTTCAGGCCGTTGGGGCCAGTGAGGACACCGAGGCCGACAGCGATGACTACAACATCCTGGACAACCCAGGGTCTACGGGCGTCAC